CCCAGCTGTCGTCCCTCCCCTGGTAAAGCAGAAACCAGGAAGGTTGGCCCAACGTCGCCAAAACCGCAGGGAATGCACCCCCCAACCGGGTCCTAACAAGACTCGGTCCCGCGACACCATCAGTTTCGCATCTCGCCCGCCTCGCTTCGCCGGAATAGGAAATAGACTACTACAGGCATGGGCAAGCGAACTGACTGCCGTGGAGGAAAGGCCCGCGCGTCAACGGCTGGCTGAGATCCGTAAGGAGTCATTCAAATCGACTCTAGAACTCAGCACAGCCTCAACGCGGGCCACGGCAGCAATCCAACTCGCCGCTTACAGCTGGGTAGTTTCAAACCTACCCGACGAAGCAAAGGCGGTTGAGATAACCTCCACCAATGGTGCCGCAAAGGCCGACCTAGGTAAACTAGGTCGGGCTAGGGAGAACAATTCTGCAGGTCCGGTGACACCGGGCCAACCCCTGGCTCTGCCAGGAGAGGGACGCCAACCGGCTCCCTCAAAACGTTCAATCACAACAACCGCACCCCCGACCACTCGAAGTGGTCTAGATGCGACATGTCACCCTCCAAAACGGAGATCGACGGTTCTACGATCCGTCTTCACTCTGTTCAAGGAGGCAACTACACTGCTTGGTTGCGATCAAGCAAGCGTACATGTCGTACACGGATTACCCAGAAACTGGGCGGCCGTGCGGAAAAGTAGTCTAAAAAGCTGTGAAAAGAACAACCTCCGGATAGTCAGGAAAAACTGGCTGGCTATCTCGGAAGCACTCAAGTTAGTGTATGGCGACATCAGTTGCTCAACCAAACACCCATGGAACCGGCACATCGTAATGAGGATGTACAGATTCGTCCGGAGTGTGGTGTTTGGAGGAATCCCATCGCTGAAAGCGTTCGCACACAGTGTGCGTCTAAAGCTAACAGCTGGAACGGGAGACCTCGCAAACCGGGGGAAAACCCCCGAGAGACTGATGTTGGCCAGTACACTCACGAGAGGACTCATCCTCCCAAAACCGAAGCAATCGGAAGTGGAGGAAGAGTGTCGCTCCGCCTCGGAACGATTGCGCGATCCAGCGCCTTTACCGCCGAAGACCATCCTGGACAAACTTGAAAAGTTCATCGGAATGGTCTTCAAAGGGAAGAAACTCACCCGGATGGATGAGCGTACTATCCCTATCCCCGGAGGGAGTGCCTGCTATGAGCAGTCAATCCAGAAGGGGGGCAGTGCGTACGTCTACAAGATGTACACCTCCCGCTCTCCAAAAGAGCGGGAGCAAGACGCAAGGAATCGCGCGATCACGCGTCTGACGGCGAAATGGACAGAGGTGTCCTACGAAGGTGGCAACCCAGAATACTCAGGTCTTCCGATCCCTTGGGGGGATCAGGAAGATATCACTGAGGATTACATCCGGGAATGCACCGAAGGACTCTGGGATTCACACCCAGCACTCATCTCCGAAGAGAGACGAGCCCTCATGTTCACACGTCGCCGTCGTACCGCAGCCGAACATTTCCGTGCCTGCCTCCTGGAGTCAAAGAACCACAGGGTGGGCAGGCTGGCGCCTATTATCACGCCAGACGGAAAAATCCGAGTCGCCTCTGTGCACTCAGCTCCTGTATCGTGGGCCGCTCGAGCGATGACCAAGGTACTGTTACCCTTGTTGAAGGGGTTCGCAGTAACTAAGGACATCTTGCGGAACGAAGAAGTTGAGTTAGAGGCGCCGGCGATCTGGGATGCAGAGTCCCTGATCGTTTATTCGGCTGATCTCTCGAAGAGCACAGATCCGATCTCGATCGAGTTGAGTCGCTTCGTCTTGGACAAAGTCACCGCCATCACTGGAAAACCAGAATGGTGGGACGATGCCCTCGAAGGAACGATCAACACTCACGAGATCGAGTTCCCGAACAGCGATGAGAAGTTCATCTCTCGCTGTGGAGCACTGATGGGTCTCGGCCCAGGATGGTTCGTCCTGTGCGTCGTAAACGCCTTCTGTGCATTCCTTTCGGGAGCCTCGAAGAAGTCGTTCGCCGTATGTGGCGACGACCTCATCGGACTGTGGCCCTCGAGAGTGGCTGACGCGTACGAGCACAACTTGAGAGTTATGGGGCTAGTTCCCAACACCAGTAAATCGTTCCGGAGTGAACGATACGGTGTCTTCTGCGAACGTCTGGTAGAACGTCGCGGAACACGTGCCCGGTCTCAAGCCATGCTACGTATTGGCGAGGCCACAGCTGCCAAGGCGAGAGCGAACTTCAATGAACTCTCTGTCGTAGACCCGCTCACAAGGAGCCATAGGAACGAAATCCTATCTGGTCTAGCGCAGAGAGTCGCGAAGGGTTTGTGCTTTCCGGACGCCCTCCCCGGACCACTAGGAAGTGGAGGAGGAGGGTATGGGAAAGCTACCGTAGAGACGGTAATCTCCTACATCAAATACGGGCCAATCCAATTGACCCGTCATGCCAGCAGAATTGCTGACGATGAGGAGATAACAAACCTTCGCGCTTCATTGAGAGTTCTCAAACCGGCACCGGGGGCACGCACGATCTCGACCGATAAAGTCTTGACCGAGGCACAACGGATGCAGAATGCTGCGTGGAATGCGAAGCATGCTGCAGTCCGTCCACCACCTTCGAAGCGACAACGACGTGATCTTCGCCTGGAACTCAAAAAGAGAGCCAGGGTCACGAGAGACATCATGGTCGCTGCCGAAGGCCGTTACCTGCGGGCGGTTCGTCTCGCTCTTGACGGCAAACCATATATTCTTCCGCGCCGACGACTTTTATGTCAGCTAGAACGTCTCACGCGTCACCGGAGATGGGATTTGTGCTTAGCACTCCTCCACAAATCATGGGACGTCAACGTTCATATGGAAGAAGCATTGGCTTGCCTTAAGACTACGATTCGCGCTGCCAAGACGCAGACTGAGGTTATTAACCTCAACCTACAGCCCACGCTTGGAGCGTGGAGCGTTCCTATCCCTCGAAAGAGGGAACAATCAACCTCGCAAGGTTGAGGGGG